CAAGGTATCAACAGAAGTAGACAATGTTATTAAATTAGCAACTGTCTGACTAAACCATTGCACCCACGGCAATATGCCTGCTATTGGTGCAGCGTGTATTGGTGGTTGTGGGAAGTTCATTATTTACCTCTTAATAATTTTTATGTTACAATTTATTTATGAAAACTATAGTCAACAGAAATATTAAAATGTCTAAAAAAATGATGGAATCTCTATCGCTTTTTGAATCGTATTGCATTATTTATAAAATACAACAAACAACAGAACATACAGTTAAAGAATTTATAAAAAAACATTATAATCAAAATTTAGCTGATAAATTTAATATTAATTATTTATATCAATAGCCTAAAGACTTTAATATATCAGATGTTATCTGCCCCGAATATATACCTAATTCCATAGATCGTCTATCAGAATCGCTTGGCTTTCTAGGGTTTTGCATATTTCTTGTAGATACAACATGTGGCAAAAGCTCATGCGCCATAATATCTTGATTTAATTTACCTAAACCTTGCCCTGGAACGCCTTTTGGATATGCTCGATGCCCAGAAGAATTAATAATCTTATCGTTTGCAAAAATTTGACCTACATTTTGTAATCCTAAAACTGGTGATGATAATTGATTTGGATCTGCAACAGCAAGACGAGCTTCTCCAATACTTAATCCCCCTTCATTTCTATAAGTTTTATCAAGCATATTTTTTAATGCTTTTCTAGTAGTGTCTGAAGCTGTTCTAAATTGATCTATACCTTCTAAAGATCCAAGTCCTTTAAAATTAGGAATAAATGTTTTTATATCTTTATTTACTAATCTTTGTGTTTTATTAGACATGTTATTGCTCATATATTTAAGCATTGTTTCGCCAGTCATATTTGCAAAATCGCCACCTGTTGGCGACATACGCCAGGGTAAATATAATGGATCTTTACCAGTCCATTCTTTTAAGTTTTTTGCATACTTCATAATAGAACTAACAGGCGCATTTCCTGATGCCCAAACTTGCCCAGGATTATTAAACATATAATCTTGACCACCTTGTAAATCTACATTTAAAGGAACGTCATTTATAGATTGTAATTTTCCAACATTAGTTCTATCAGACATAGAAGTTATAAATGGATAACCCTCATAGTCTGCCAAAGATATATTTTGTATTTGTGTATCAGGAACATCAATAGAAGTTGTTAAATTTTTTAATTTTTCTTGCTCTAATTTTCTAGGGTCAAATCTAGGGTCAAACCCAAAATCCCCCATGCGAATGTTTTTAATACTCATACCAACTGGCAACCCTTCAGTCATTTTTGCCATTGGGGTTAAAGCAGAAAGCGCATCTACTAAACTTTGTTTACGTTCCCTTTTAATTTGTGGCAACCCCATTTCTGTAGATTGAAATGGTGAATTACCATAAGACCAGTTTTCTATTTCTTCTGGTGACTTACCAAGAAACATGTCGCCCATGCCGCCAAGATACGGCACGTTTACTTTATTGCCAAAATTACGAACAGCGCCAAGTCCAGACGATAAGCCACCCAATAATTTATCTTGGGGAATAGACTGCATTTTGTTTTGACGCACCATATCCGCTAGACTTGCCATTATTTACTCGCCTCTGTTGCTTCAATAACACCTTGCATTAGCAAGAACTTAACAGGATCAGTCATTCTAATTTTAAACACAAAATCCCTAGCCCAACCAAGTCTACGCCATTCAGCTCGCATAGAATATTCGCCTAATGCACCCATACTTACCCATAATTCTTGGCCATAAGTATGCCCACCATCACGGCTTATAGATAGCATAATTTTTGGGTTACTTCCTATTACACTAGAATTGCCCATACCACCTTCCATATCAAGCCTTAAACGGCTTACACGCACTTTATTTCTACCAGTAGTAAACAAGTGTCCACTTGATAGCTCACGTTCAATAGGCAGGCCGTTATCAGTAAATGCTTGCTGTGAAAAATAAGATAACAATCCGCTGTTATAGTCACTAACAATCAACTTAGTATTAAAAGCACAACACAAATCACCAAAGTGGCGAGTCATATCCCATGATTTTAATTGTGACCAAGCATTTGACATTACATCATATAGCCAAGTTTTACCTTCTGATTGAAATGTAATTTGATAATAGATACGCCCATTCAACGTATAACCAAAACCAACGGCATCAGATGGTGAAGCATATTGATTAATAATGTAATCAATATCTGGCGTTGACACTTGAATTACTTCATAGCCTTGTAGTTGACCAATAAATAATGCGCCATGCTTGTTCTTGAATAACCCTGTTAAAAAGTCACCACAACGGCTTAATGACCATCTAGCCATTAATCCTGACGGTGATGGCGCTCCGTTGATGCGTTCAAAAGGAAACGCTTGTGCGCCACTATTTACCCATAGTTCAATGCTTGACGTACCAAGTAACGCCAAGTAACCTTTATCAGCAATAACCACTTGTAGATTATCGGGATTAGATTCGGCAGTTGCAAAGTTTAAAGCATCCCATGTTAAGCCGTCATACTGCCCAGATATATAAAACTGTCCTGTATTGGCACGATTAACAATAAAATATGAATCAAGAAAAGTAACAGTATCAGCACCACCAGCAGGCAACAATGCAGTAATACCTGTTAATGAATTTAATGTTGGATTATAAATATAGCCATAAGTGCCTGTAACAATACAAAGTTGAGCGCCATTATTAGCCATACTTACACGACCATTAATATCAGTTGGATTGATACTAGTTAATGTGCGTGTTGTAGATGTAAAGGCAGAAAATGCAATAGTTGCATCACCTGTGCCTAATGTTTTGGTTAGTGTGCCGCTTGCTGATGGCGCTGTGCCGCTTGTTTTACTGCAAACAATAGTACCAGAGCCAGCGGTAATATTAACGGTTTGAACGGTAAATATACAGCCATTATTGCTGTAGGTGCTTGAGTAGATTACTGGCAATACAGTTACACCAGATACAGTAAAAGTATAATAAGTTGGCTTTATTATATTTGCCGTTCCATCTGCCGCTATTGACCACAAATCACCACGTTGCACAACATACAACGCATTATTGGCTTCCATCCAGTGCATACCACGGCTAGGGCTTGAAGATACCGTTGAAAATAATACAGTACCTGGCGTTCCATAAGCAACAACATTTGCTTTGTCAGTATCAGCTTGCACATCATAATAAACATTAAGACGATGCATAGCAGTAATGTTAGATGATTTTGATTGTTGGCCTAAACCAAATAGTTTTATTTCTTGTGGCATTAAATAACCCTCATTTCAATAAGTTGGCAGGCTAGTGCTATTATAATCATTTCTTCATCATCTTCTTCATTATATTGCTCAGGTTCTTCTTTTAATTTGCCTTTATATGTGCCAGCTCCACCGTATAAATTTACTGGTTGTTTTTTTACATAAGTTAGTGTTGCATTGTTGCCAACAAAAATATAACTTCCTGTAGCGCAAGTTAGCGCATAACTTACTTTTGCAGCAGGCGCATCTGGTAATGATGCCCACGGTGCTGAAGCAAATGACCCAAATCCAAAAACCATTATAATTTACTTATAGTATAAATAACACCAGGGGATTGAGGCGTTACAGGCGTAGCTGTTGCAGGAAGTGTTTCTAGTAATACCCCTGCCACATCTGAATGCCACCAAAGTTCAATATAATCCCCTGCCGCCATATTAAATAATTGGTTTAATGATAAAATTATTTGTCCATTTATACTGCCACGCTTAACTGGTATCCCTGTTGTTGACGCAGAATTAACAACATCAACTCCGTTATATCTAACCCAGAATGAAGTTTCAGCTATTGACGCTGTTGGGTTGGCTGTTTGTATACTAAATTGAAAATTATATACACCAGCTATGGCCACCGTAATTCTGCCTGCTGATATAGATACCCCATTACTTATGAGTGTTGAAGCGCACCCCACCAAATAAGCTATTGTAGTTAATGTTGCTGTCTGAGTAGTTGTGTCATAAAAAGAACCAAAAACAGGTTTAATGTATGACGGATACCATTTTAAAGTAACAGCATCGTACGTCATTATCAAGGCTTCGCCAATTACAGCCGTTGTAACCAAAGCTATATTCCCTGCTGTTGTGGTAGACCATACCCCTGTTGGAATCAATGTAATCTGCCCACCTGTTGTTGCTATGCCTGTAGGTGGTGTGATGGTTGCAATGCTGATATTACCTGATACAAACACAATGCTGGTTGTAGGCGCAATGGTTGTAGCACTGGCTATGGTCGGTGCTACTTGACCTGATGCTTGCACCCCGAATACTTTAGTAGCCAGTGTTGATGAGTTACCAATAGTAGTTGTGTTTGATCCAATACCTATGGCGTTATAACCAATAACTGTTTCATTCGTATTGTTGTTAGCTAAGGCTCTGGTGTTGTAACCAACATAAGTCGAGTTATTTGTTATAGTTAGTGCTGTTGCTCCGTCAGCAATGTAGCGCCCAGCGTTCACACCACTAGCTGTGTTCTGGGTGCCTGTGGTGTTGCTGAAGAGGGCGCTCATACCACTGGCTGTGTTGTAGTAGCCTGTGGTGTTGGAGTAGAGTGCGCCCACACCTACAGCTGTGTTGTAGTAGCCTGTGGTGTTGTAGAAGAGTGCACTCACACCACTAGCTGTGTTCTGGTAGCCTGTGGTGTTATTCTGGAGTGCACTCACACCACTAGCTGTGTTGCTAGTACCTGTGGTGTTATTCTGGAGTGCTTGCATCCCACTAGCTGTGTTCTGGGTGCCTGTGGTGTTGTTCTGGAGTGCTTGCATCCCACTAGCTGTGTTGCTAGTACCTGTGGTGTTGCTGAAGAGGGCGCTCATACCACTGGCTGTGTTGTAGTAGCCTGTGGTGTTGGAGTAGAGTGCGCCCACACCTACAGCTGTGTTGTAGTAGCCTGTGGTGTTGTAGAAGAGTGCACTCACACCACTAGCTGTGTTCTGGTAGCCTGTGGTGTTATTCTGGAGTGCGCCCTGCCCACTAGCTGTGTTGCTAGTACCTGTGGTGTTATTCTGGAGTGCTTGCATCCCACTAGCTGTGTTCTGGGTGCCTGTGGTGTTGTACCTACCTGAATTTAAACCCAGAAATGTATTGCTACTCGCTGTGTTTATTCTGGCTTCAAATCGTACGGTGTTGGTTGAATCTTTTAGTGATATAGCCGGAGTAGATACAGCAGTTAGTGATTTGATAGATACAATAATTGTGCCGACAAAGGTAGCAGTAGGTGTTATAACCAGATTACCCGTTGTTGTAGCAGTTGGCCCAAATGCACCTGTTGCAGTAATACCAGCAAGTGATTGTCCACCAAAAGCAAGTGTAAACGAGCCAGCACTCCTCACTACAGTATAAGCAATTTGATACTTTGTAGCTGCTACTGCGGCTGTTGGGTAAGATAAAGGCGATACGTTACTAGCTCCATTTACCCAACCCGTAGTATTGTTACCTGTCCAACCTGTTGAAGTCCAAGTGGCTGTAGTTATAAACTCGTCACTATACGTTGGTAAATCAGTTGCTGTTGTACCTGTTGATGTCAGCGTACCAATAGTGACCGCTACTTTGTTTTGAAACGCCATATCCCCCAACATCCCATTGACTGGCACTTGATCTGGTGCTGTACCAATTAGTGTACTCATAAGATTACCTCAGGCCAGCCAGCCCAGTTATTCGGTATATGCAAAACAGGCGGTACAGGATTACCCTCTGCGTCCGCTGTGTCCGGTAAGTAGTTAATGAAGCTAGGGTCTAATGCTTGTAACTCAACCAAAGGAGAATCAGCATTGCCTTCCCATTGCCACATACCCATGACTGTAAACGGTAGCTGTAGTGCTGTAATTGCTTCAACAGTAAAATTGTCTGTTGTTGTTGCGTCTAGGATTGATAACCCCGTGTACACTGTGATAATGTCGGGTAGTGGTGCATCTGTTGTAGACTCAGGGTCAGGCGTAGTGATTGTATAAGTTTCCGTACCATAGCTAATCGTACCCGGCATTGGCATAATGTACTGAGCAAACACAGAGCTAATACCCGCCTGTTGCTCAGGTGTCAGTTGGTCAACTGTTAGCCCTGTGGGACTTGTTAGTATTAGTCTTTTCATGATGTCAACGCCACTAAAGAAGATGATGAAAGAGCTACAGGGTAGTAGGAGAGTTTGCGGATGTGACCGTTCATACTTTGGGTAAAATATGTTCCAAAATACGCATTATTAATATTTGGTGGTAACGTAACTGTTGAGTCGTTTGCTACTGTTCCACCATTAACACAGAAATTATTATTGTTAGTAATATATGAACCAATTATCTTATAGTTTGTATTTAAAGATATTGATCCTATATCAATATTGCCTTGATTAACACTCGTTGATACTGTAACAAATCTATTCGTAAGCCCAGAAATTCCTTTTAATAACGATATATAATTTACTGCACCGCTTCCTTCCGAAATAGTAAATATGTACCCTGTTGCCAGCCCAAACGTATCATAATCAACATAAACCGTCCCCTGCGCCTGATTATACCAACTACTAAAGTTAGTCCCTGTCATTGACGCTTGGTCAGCAGCACGAGTTACGGTTGATGCAACTGTAGGAATTAGACTTGTTGCAAAACTACCAGCCTCAAGCTGTGCGCCCCAGATGTAAATGCCTGAGTAGCCATCGCCAAGAAATGCAGAAGTAGCGTATGAGGTGGCTGTATCTCCGGCTACAACTATTTGGAGTCTAGTATTAGCTGCGGCTAATGTACCAACTATCGAACATCTATACCAGCCGTTACCGACACTACTAATGCTTCCAGACCCACCTGTTGAACTGATTACTACTCCAGAAATTAAATCAAAAACACCCTCTCGACCAACAGTATTGTCTCTTAATACTATTCTTCTTTTTTCCCCTGCTTTAGCGTATATATAATAAGCATAACTAATTGCAGTTGTGGTTACTTGTTGCCTTAATGTATGTATAGCAGTTGTAGCGTCAGAATATAGTTTACACCCAGTTAAAGACCCATCAGGTGCAATAATGGTATTAGGCGTTTTTAATGCCCCACCCTCTAATACCCAAACCGCATTACTAAAATCACTACTATAAGTCAGTAAATTAGTCCTACTCTCCTCAATCAACAACCCCAAGCTCTTACCCGTTATCGGATCACAGTCAAACCTTGCGACACCAGCAGGTGCTGTCATTAATACTGGTATGTAGTTAGTGATAGCTGCGGTGGTTGTGGGTGTGTAGGCTGTGGCTGAGGAGCGTTGTTCTAGTTGTGCGCCCCAGATGTTAACGGTAGTTGATAAAGTATTTACTTCATTAAATGCAGCAGTTGATGATGTTACTAATTGCACTGTAATATTAGCTGCACTTGCTGATGAGTTTGTCATAGATAATCTATACCAACCAGAACCCACACTTGTTATTGTTCCAGTTGTTCCAGTTCCGTTAGAACCTGGAAGTCCCGTTGATAAGTCAAAATTAATATAACAGGTTGCATCTCCACCATATCTTAATTGCACATAGTTTTGCGATACTGCTTGAACGTATATTGATAATGTTTTTGCAAATGCTCCTGTAATACTAGAAATACTATAAACAACTCCGTGTGCAGCAGACACTCCGCTACCAATCATAGGGTACGCTGTAGTTGCACCATCTGGAGCAGTTACAGCAGAACCTAAAGTAACACCACTTACAGACCAACCACCTCCAGTGAATAGCTGGCTATTTAAAAACAAATTCTGCTCAGCCATCGCAGTAGTCTGACCATCATAATAAGCAGCAGTGCTGTTACGCACGAACGTGATGCGAGGGTCTAGTTGTCGGGTGTTTGCAAAGTCAAGGTTGAGCGATGGTTGGATTGTGGGGTATGCAGCAGGAGCGGCTAACACAGCCGTTGCCGCAGGATAGGTACAGAATATGTTTTTAGTGCCAGCAGCAAAGGAAACAGCGGTTGTACCGCCTGCGCTGGAAGTTAATATTTTATCAACAGTGATTGAATTGGCGGCAGAGGTATATGTACCTAAAATGTCCATCCAATTAGTGCCATTGGTAATGGTGTAATAAGTGCTATTTGTATTGCCAATGCCTACGCTAAATGTCTGGTATCCTGTAACGCCTCCGCCCAGAACAAATGGCCCAGAGCCAGTTGAGGTTGAAACTTCTTGTACTCTATCATTTACTACTAGCGTCATATTATACTCTTATTAAGTGACTGAAAATACGCCGTTAGTAGCGTCTAAAGTATTTGCAAATGTATCGCCGTTTGTACCATTCATTACTATAACTGAACCATAATCCCAATAGCCTACAGGTTTACTAGTAGTTGAGTCCCATAGCACCACATATCTAAATGTAAAGCCTGCGGCTGAAGCAGTCCACGTTGGTGGAGATGCTAAAACTAATTTATAGACTCCCGCAACATTTGTACTGGAAGTAGTAGTGCAAGTATTTCCGCCAGCAGTATAGCCCCCATTTGTAGCTAAATCAGTTGTACCCGGAGTAAATGTAGTATCTGCTCCATTGACTGTTAGCGCTAATGCAACTTTCCATACATCTGTTCCCGCATTAATCCCTTCAGCTAATGCTTCTGCTCCAGAAGTATATTTAGTGAAAGTTGCCATTTATTTAACCCCAACTATTCGGCCATCTGCCCCACGCACAATTTGTTTTGGGCGTGTTAATTGAGCAATTAATTCTTCATGCTTTTGAGCTTGTGAAGAATTAAAATTTTGTTCTTGCATAGCTAACATTTGAGCAAAATTATCATTAACAGTGTTTATAAGTTCTGTTAATGATGTAGCTGGTTGCTCGTCACCCATATCATTAATCTCCATTAAAGGGTCTTTATTAGCATTGATAGTCATTGAAGATTGTTTCAAACTGGTTTTGCTACTCATTTCTGCGATCATAATTTTAGTATCTGCATCAAGTTGCGCTTTCCACTGTTCAAACTGTAATTTCTGAGCGGCTAGTTGTTGTTCAGCTTGCATCTTAACATGCTCCATTTGCATATCTGCTTGCGCTGTTTGTTGATCGGCTTGCAATTTAGCTTGTGAGTTCTGCGCTTCAGTCTGCGCCCTAATCATTTCAGGATTGGGGGGTGGCGGTTGTGGAGGTTGTGCCGCTTTAGCTTTTTCATTCTGAGTAGCTTGCGCTACAAACTGTTCAAACGATCCCTCGATAGTACGGCCAATCTTAAAGCCCCTAATACCAAACAGTAGCATTTCGCCTAACAAAGGCACTAACTCAGGGTGTTGCTGACCTACAGGAAGCACTTTCTCTAGGAATCCGCTAACTGAAGTCAAGAACTCAACACGGTTTGATTTTTCAGTTTGCTGATCTATTTGAACTAAGGTGTCAGTTTCAATGTCGATATTGAAGTTACGCATTGATTCGTTCTGCAGCATTTCGATAGCTGGCTGAACGAACTGTGCGTCAGGCGTGTACATAATGCCTGATATTTGTACCAAAGTTTCAGTTTGGTATTTAGAACAGATGATTTCAGACTTCATTCTTAAGATGTCACGAGCAAATCGGCTCATGTCATCTTTCATGTTATTCAGTCTAAGTGAAGCAAATTGTGATTTAATTTGTTGTGCTGTTGCGGTTTCGGAGGCAACAGAAGCACCGCGCATGATGTCAGACAGGCCAGTTGTTTCATAAACGATCTGTTTGCAAGACTCACGGGCTTGATACAGTTGTTGCAGAGCGGCAGCCACATCTCTAAGAGGCATAAACTGTACAGCACCTTGCAGACCGCCTTTCTCTACGAATGCCGCCCAGTTCTTAACTGGAATCAGAACACCATCATTGCCTTCCTTCATCAACCGTTCAATAGCAGGTTCGTCAGCCGCATAGATACCCATCACCTTCATGGCTTTGGTCAAATGCTTGATACGTCCGGTTAGGTCATCTATTTCATCCGCTTGATCTTGATATAACAAGAAATCAGCAATAGGAACTAGCGATCCTGACGTAGTTGTTGCAAAGTAAGGTTTAGGGCAGGGGAAGAAATTAGTAAGCTCTAAGGGGTCTTTACGGTGGTCTAAGACAATATCGTAGTTATCAGCTATCCAATAGACGCATTTCTCGGACTTACTCCAAATTTCCCAAACTTCAGCTTTCTTTAATGCTTTAGTCGTTTCTTTCTCGCCATCTTGACGATCAGGCGAATGAGTCAAAGGCACTTGGCTGAATACTTCACCAAAGCGCTCCTCTCCTTCTTCTAACGACATATAAACGCGTCTAGCTACCCAAGTGACTTCTTCCCATGTTCTTGCAGGTAGATGGGCAAAATCTTGCCAGTAAACGTAATCGACAGGTGTAGTTTCAGTAGTAATACGCTCAAACTGCTCTGGTGCTTCACCAGCTAACGCGTTCTCATCTAACGATTCGCTAGTGTCTGCGTATTCATCTTCTCCACCAAGAGATTCACCGCCTACTTCTTCATAGTTAGTGATCTGAGGTTCAGCTTCAACCGACTCAATGATCGGTTCATACCTGACCCAAGCCACACCGCGGCCGGGTAACAAGCGATCGTCAACCACATTAGAAATAGTAGCGTGGAAATCAGGATACTGAGTAATTTCATAAGCTAGGACTCGCTCTAATATAGTAGAAGCAACACGGGCTACATCGTTCTGATCTTCAAAACGTCTGGATATTTCAGGATTAGGCGGTTTAGCGTAAATAGCAGGCTTTAACGTCTGTACGTTCGACCAAAAGATATTAAACCGTGCATCAGTCGCCTCGATGTCTTTCCGTTCGTCACGGTAGCGTTTAACGACCTTCTCGCCACGCTCAGTCCACTTCTTAAAGACTTCTTTATAGCGCGATAGTTCATCGTGCCACGGCTGTGCTGATTGTTTATCTTCTGATTCTGCCATCGTGCCGCTCATTTGAAAAGGTTTGCACGATTATACCGTTTTTCTCAATAAAGCAATACTTATATTCTCTTTTTTAGCGCTCTCGTGCTAGATTCCCATAATTCGTTCAAAGTTTGGTCTTGCCAGTACTTAACTTTCTTAGTTTTAGGCTCGGGCCGCTGTTCACGCCACGCTAGAGCCATATATCTAAATCCGTCCGCAAAATGGCTTGTCCAGTCGTGTTTTGGTCGGTCATTAAACACCTTCTTATCCAGATTGTACTCCCTTTGGTACTGCGTTAAGGCTTCCATTCCTTCCTTACACTTAGGATCGAACCAACAATCGGCCAAAGTCAGACGTGCAGCCTGAATACCGTCCATCAGACTGACGCTAGGCACAATCCTCGGCCTCCACCCTAACGATCTGAACTGCTCCTCAATAGACCGCCCCGTTTGCAAGCTTTTCGCCTTAGCATCGTGGGGTAAATACAGCCATTCACCGTAGTCGTAGCCCCTCCCCTTCAGTACTTCATGGTAATGACTGATAGGCATACCCGAATTACTGTAACAATCAATCACCCGTAGTTCCCTACCCACAACCTGATACCACCATATAGCCGTATCATCACTCCAGCCTAAGTCAAGAGCCGCGTAGGTCTTTAGCGTCCGGTCATAACAAGGCTTAACCCTACCCGCTTCAGCTAATTCATACATTTCCTTACCGTATATCGCCCCCGGTATCGCTGCATCGAAATTACACTCCATTTCCTGTAGCCATGCGTCCTCACTCAGCTCGTTCTTAAGCTCAGCTAACTCCTCCGCGTCCAGCAGTCCTGACTCAGAAGCCTTCAGGATCAAGGTAAAGCAGTTTGGGTCTTGCTTACCCGCCTCGTACCGTTCATAAAAGGCGTTCTTACCCTTTGGTGTTCCGATGATGATAGCCCAACCCTTCCGATCCGCTAACGCTGGCCGGATAACATACGCCCACACGGAGGACTTCCAGTCGCCATATTCATCCGCAATGATCCCGTCAAAGTATAGCCCCCGTAACCGATCAGGATTATCCGCACCGAACAGTTGTAGCCTAGCCCCATTGGGAAAGTCCAACCGCAGTTCCGATTCGTTTACCTTTATATTAGGTATAGGTTTAGTAAACGTCTTACAGTAATCCCAGATCACCTGCTTGGCTTGCGAGTAGTAAGGACAGATGTAGCCGTAGCGCCCATCACCGGACACATCCTGACAGGCAGCACGTATCAATTCATTAATACAGGACACAGACTTCCCTGCGCGTCTATGCGCCACCACAACCGCCCAGCGTTCCTTTCGATTGTGTAGGGGTTTGAATACATCTCTTGGTCTGTAGGGTAGGGTTACTTTCAAGTTATTCCTCCCACCCTATAACTAAATTCATAGCTGACCCGTCAGCGTTCGTCAGTCCTACCGCCAACCTAGTAGACTCCTTAGCAGTAGCCCAACCGTGGGAGTGTTGCAGGATAGCAAGAGCCGCTTTGGAGTCTCCGTTTCTAGCAGCGTCTCTTAGTTGAGTTGACGCTTCCACTTCTGCGTCAGCAGCGCCCTTCATGGCGGCTAGTTCTACAGTCGGGTCTAGCTGACACAGTTGCCGATACTCGGAGGGTAACATCCCCGATGCGAGGGCAAGCTTGTCACCTTTCAAGCCGAGTTTAGCTGATTCATATATTTGGGATAGCCGCGCCTCTGTAGCTTGGAGTTCGCGCGGAGAATAGGGGAAGGAAATCATAAGTCACCAGTCGTGGTTAGTTTGTTGGTAGGGTAGCACATATCTTTGTGTAAAACAATCTTTGACCATCTAAAATTTTTTAAAAAAATTTTTCAAATTTCTAAAAGATTTACATGTATAGCCCCGCCGCCGCTCACGCAGGTAACCCCCGTCTGCGACATGTCGACTTATTCAACGCCCCCCCACCCCACACCTTACAAATCAATAACTTATAGCATGGTACAAGCTACAGGCCGCGAGTAGCAAGGGCTGACTGGCTGGCTGGCTGACTGACTGACTGACTGACTGACTGGCTGACTGACTGGCTGACTGACTGGCTGACTGACTGACTGGCTGACTGACTGGCTGACTGACTGACTGGCTGACTGCCAGTGTCAGCAATGTCAGCAATGTTAGCTATCAATAATAATTGCAACTATACAGTTGAACGTTAAGCGCGGCCCTTAATTTGTCAGCAATGTTAGCTATTCTTTTTTAATAGCTGACATTGCTAACAGTTAGCATCAAATCAAAAATGTTAGCAATGTCAGCAATGTTAGCGCCTGTTTTTAACTCACTGACGGTGGGACATTATTTCTTTACACTAAATACTACATTTTAAAACTAAATATATTATCTAATAGCTAACATTACTAACAAATAGCTTAAAGCCGCGCCCTTGCTAGTCTAAGCCGTATGCAATCACCCCGCTTTTTATAGCTAACATTCAACTAACAAAGCTAACATGTTAACTAATGTAATGAAAAGCTTTACATGATATTAAAAAGCTGATGTAATGACCTCGAACTTAATAATAAAGGGGTGTATAAAGATGAATAACTTATATGAAGTGGTGAACGTATCCTTAAATGAAGTAGTTGCTAGGCAAGACTTATTAAAAGCGTTAAAAATAGCTGTAGACGTATCAAAATTAAATGATGATCATTATGAAGTGCTAAAAAACAAATTGAGATTTGCGACTGCTTACAATGGTAACTTAGATATTGTTTTACCTAAACGAACTTTTTTAGAGGGTTAAAACATGGAAAACCCAATTTTTGCATTTATCAACAAAACTTCAAAGGGGTATATTTTACACTTAAGATCTAGTTTTGATTTAAACGTTAACTCTTACGCTGATCTGGTATTTGATCTTAAAACTAAAAAAGAAGTTGATGCAGTGGTTAAAACTTACGGAGCAACAAAATGGAACTTTTAATGATACGCGGCACTATTGTTTTAATGGCCGCGATACTTGCAACTAACCTTTTAAACTATTTTAATATATAAACAATTCAAGGCCGGCATTTTACCGGCCTTTTAATAAACTAAAGGTAAACTAAATGAAAACTACAATACAATTACATGACTTTATACATTGTGACGCTTTGAAAGATAACTTTTCTTATGATGGCCGCGCGGCCTTGTTTGAATACTTGGAACAATACGAACAAGAAAGTGGTTCTGAGTTAGACTTTGATCCAGTCGCGCTACGCTGCGATTTTACAGAATACGCTAACATTGCTGATTTTTGGAATGATTACGACCGTTACGAGTACCAGTGCATGGAAGACATCGAAGATAATACTTCAGTTATTTATATACCTGACTCAGAAGCTTTTATAATCCAACAATTTTAACATTCAAGGCCCATGTTAAGTGGGCCTTTTAATACACTAAAGGAAACTAAAATGAAAATTAAAGATCTAAGACTAGCATTAGCAGCAACACCTAAAAAAACCGACGTAAGATATTATCTTAACACTGTAAAAGTTGCGGCCGATCACATTGCAGCCAGTAACGGCCATTTATTATGCCATATAAAGGCCGGTGCTAGTTTTAACGCTATCCCGGATCAATCAGAATATGTATTAATACCACTTGAAACGGTAAAAGACTTTATTAAAAAAGTAGGTACAAAATCAGAAGATCAAACATGTTTTATAAAGACTACTGATTGTGACGGCTTAACTTTTCATGTTTTAACTGGGGCAGGGGTTCAATGTTTATTTACCCCGGTCGATGCTAAATATCCATCTTTTGATAAAATCATCAATAACATAAATGATTTTAAATTAGGCGGCCCATCACCCCATATAAGCCATCAATTCGACTGGCAATACATTGCCCTAGCTGATAAGGCCTTATCAAGTTATTCTAATTCTAAAATAGGCCATTCTTTATATACGCTACCTATAGAGTCATCTACTCAGTGCGGTTTTTTTGATTTTGATAATTGTATTTTTGTAATCATGCCAATGAAACGCGCGTAATTAATTCTAGGCCGGTATATTGCCGGCCTTTTAATCTAAGGTAAACTAAAATGAAACTAATTAATATAATAACTGCAATTATCATACTGGCCCTTATTGCATTGGCCTTTATTAATCTACCCGCTAAAAAATACGAAGTTTTTAAAACGAGATCCGGCGACTTCTTACTAATGCCAGATGCTAAAGGTGGCCCGCGTATTTATGAATTAATAGAGCTGCAGACTGATAGAGTTATATTGCCATGATAGCGGCCATAGTTGGCTTAATAATCATTGAACTGATAGTAATAGCATTATCAGAATAAAAGAAAAGGGCCTTAAAAGGCCCTTTTTATTGTCTAACGTTTTAAAAATTTACGTTTTAAGGCGTGATAAGCTTAAACCTTAGTCAATACCTACCTAAACTTAAAACGCCTACTTAACAATGCTTAACTTTGTAATAGATTCAGGTTCTACCATACGCCTTAATTCTGATTTGCTAAACTCAATCATCTCAGGCGCACAAAATATATGCTTGGCCGTGGTGTAATCTCTCGATGATAATCGGCCTTTATCTATCCAGCCAGCTTCTTTTAAAGCATGCAGAAAAGCTGGCTGGGGTATCTTAGTGCCACTCATACTGGATAAGCGCTCGCAAACTGCATGGAATGGCGATGCTACCACGCCATTTGCAAACTCCCCAACACGCAAGCGCATTAAATCTACCAGATACGACTCAGCGCTCGACATACCTTGCTCAACAAGGTTAAGCTTAAATTCAGTCATCATAGGTGCAGCACTGGGGTTGAACTTCGACACATCACGCAAAGTCAACCATGACGCAATGGCCTCATAGCCTCCGCTTTTAAACCACGCCCACATAGTTTGCGCTTTATCTGGACACATACGCGGGGCATGCGACCACACGCAAAACCATCGTCTGTCTTGGCTCTCAAGTTGAATCGGCACTGGATCGTTACTAAACGCCAACACGAACACACGGTTAAGCATATCGTATGGGTGCAAGCCTTTACGATTAATCGTCAAAGTCTCAGGAGGCGCGGCAATGATCGGTTTTAGTTTGTTAGCCAACGCGCGGCGCTCTTTAGCGTCAACTTCTTTCAGCTCGTTAAGTATCAGTATCTCAGACTCTAAAGCATAACCGAACGCGCTTGTAATGTTTGAACTATCCACTAGGCCACGATTTTTTAAATGATGACCGCAAACTGCCCATATAAAAGGCGCATACATGGTATCTTTACCCGCACCTTGATCGCCGCCATGTAAGATCGCATGGTTGATCTTAACTTCGGGATGTTGCACTTTATACGCCATGACGTTGAAAATATGCTCTAATTCACCCACGTTAGGTACAAGGTGTTTACAATGCTCTAACCATGCCGTTACACTACCTGCACGATGATCGGGCCTTGCATCACGCCAACGATTGCCGTACAGATCGCCATCAAGGGTGGTTATAACACTTTCACCTGCTGCATAGGTTATGCCGACAAGTGTTTTAGCACCCATAGCCTGTCTATTCTCGTCATAGCAACTGGCGGCTTCTATCTTGCGGCCATTATGGATCGACTTACAATCGACATGCTTATATAAAGCATTAAAAGATGATCGGCTAATTTCACGCCGTGATTCAAGGTCAAAATAGGTTTCGTCTTGAATGACATATGCAAAACGGCTATACCATTCCTGCTTTTCAATACGCCCAAGCTCTTTGCGCTCGACTGCTGCAACGATGTCATCAGCGTCATGGGTAAACATGTCAGAGGGTTCTAGTTTGGCTAACGTGTCATTCATAACCGATGCTAACAGTTCATCACGCAAACCATGATGATGCTTAGGCCCGCCTTCTGCCTGCACCCACTCAAGGAAGCCTTTACTGTCTAAGTGCTGACAAGACTCATGGAAGCACATGTAGGAGCGGTTCAAGGGATGATAACGCGCCATTGAGTTACCGTCCGAGTGAGCGGAAGCGTTGATACACGTTACACCTACCCAGCCTTCACCATTGGCAGGCTCGATGACATCACCACGGGCGACAAGCCAAGTCAGCACGTCATCTTTGCCATCATCAATTAAATCGATACGCTTAACGCTGGCTGTGTCTGCCTCAGCAGGATGAACTCCTAACGCGTTACAGATTTGCGGTAAGCTGAACTCCAAGTCAGGATTGAACGACACTAACCTAGACTTAAAATCACCTTTAGTAGGCTTAAGATTGACACTATCAGGAAGCCTGAAATTACGAATGGGGTTAATAGCCCCAGCATCAGTATACCCCGCAATAGCAATAGCTTTAATAGCTGCACTGAATTTTCCCTTTGTTGGTTGATCGTCAAGACTGAATACATACCCGTACTGCATATTACCGGGTGAAGTTTCCATAATCCAAGTAGGTGCTAGATCAGGTACTTTAGATTTAGTACCAACATCATCCAACATTAAAAATGCCACCATTTCGCAATTAGCGGCAGAAGCGGCAGGTTTGCCATCTTTAAAACGGTTGATTATAAATGAAGCAGTATTGCAGTAAGTTGCCCCTGAATGTTTAAATTTTTCAGGTAAAAAGGCAGGCCAGCTATACTGCTGCGCCCCATCTTTATGGAATAGGTTAGGTTTAGGAATTTGTTTAACAAATAATACTGTCTCACCTACAGGCGCAGTGTTAATTAAGAAATCTATAAATTTATTATTCATGCTACTGCCCTGTGTGAATGTAATTGTTCTTCTGCTTGTTTTCTAGCTGAGATAGCCTCATTTAAATCTTTAAATCGACCTAAACTATGGGTAATATGGTTAACAGTTATCTGCGCGCGCCATCCTTCAGCCAAGGAATCCCAATAAATACCTTTAACACCTGAAGTATTATTCACCCTTATTTTAGTATTTTGACTATTTTGAGAATCAGTAACTTCTCTCAAATTTGCAATTTGGTTATCATGCCTTACCCTATTTATATGGTCTAATTGACCTAAAGGCCAAACATCAAACATGTAAAACCAAGCTAATCTATGCGCTAAATAATCTTTTTTATTAATACAAATATAAACGTATCCAGTAGCAATATGCAAATGCCCTGCCTGAGTGCCTGATAACGCGCAATAATTTCTATCAACATTATTAGTGAATATCCCTGTGTCAGGATCGTAATGTAATAATTCTTTTAATTGAGATTGTGCTAAACTAGATGAAGCCATAATCGTTTCCTGTTTAAATGATTTGGGTTAAAAAAGGTAATCTCTTTCTCGGGGGATTGCCTTTTTGTTTTTGGGCTTATCAGTATACTACTTAGAATACCTTTCCATAGTATTTATTTCTACATCCAGCGGCAAACCACTACACCATGACGGTGCGGTACACATAACTTCTACCATACGGGATGATATTTTTTCAGCTTCTTCTTTTTTACATTCCACGATAATTTCATCATGCACTGTGGCTATAATTTGTATTCCTTCCAATGAAAGAACTCTAAGTGAATGACGAAGTAAATCATTAGCGGTTGCTTGAGCGCAGTTTTCTTGTGCAATACCTTGCCACAGTCTAGCTCTAGGCCATTCTTCGGCATCAGCTGTAGGTTTAAACGCGGCTTTTAAATATGTTACTGACCCATCATCTATACGCGCAAAGGGATAACATAACACTCGACCTGACGGTAAAATATACCAGAGGTGATTACCATCAAAAAGGTAAGTTACTCGACCAGCCGAGAACTCATGCCCCTTGTGACGCATGGCGCTCATGTAAGCACGTTCCATATCTTGACCGTAAGGCATCATCCACGGATTAGCAATGCGCCACCCATTAATCATGCGTTTGATTTGGTGTTCAGGCATCTCAAGACCGTAAATCCTAGCCATCGATGCAAATGCACCAGCTCCACCCGAGTACCCTAAGGCCAACTCTTGCACCTTACCGATGAAACGTTGATCTTTGGTGACTTCTTTTGTATTGAAAGTTGACTTAGCGTTCTCAACATACACATCACCACCGGATCGGAAGATGTCCAGCTTTGCTTCCGAGGCCACATGATTAGATAACCAGGGATTATATCTTGCTTCAATACCTGCCCAATCAGCCACAACTAAAACATTGCCCGATGCTGGAATAATAGCAGGCCGTATCATGCCCTTCAGCACGTCTGTCACACGACTGCCGAACGCACCAAGATCACCACCAGACATCATAGCGGAACGCACCGCAACAGGGTCTTTAGCACACACACGAGCCATGTTCTGTAGCTGAACGCCATACGATGAAGCACGGCCAGTAGCAGAGCCACCGTTAAAGACAAACGCACCGCGGACGCGGTGATCTACAACATCAGCCAGCTCACCCATGCGCTTGAACTTAGCCACGGAGGAAGCACTAATGTCATCAATACATTGCACGACATCTAATACTTCATCAGGCAGGTCAAGTTGCAGTAACGCAGTACGGACATTTTTGTTGAGTGACAACTTATCCTCAACCATCATCAGTTCAGGATCAATACGCTCAGCAACCCACTGTTTAAGCTTTGGCGATCTAGCCGAGCTAATACCCGTTATATCTTTCACTAACGTCTGGATGTCCTCCAGTTCAGCCGTAGCGTAACCAATAGCCGCATGGCACAACGGCACGTCAATCAGCAAACCCCTATCATTGATGCGCTCATTAATATGATAGTCCAGCAGTTCATCAGCATCTAACTGACGTAGCGCCAGACTAATTTCACGCATAGCCCGTACGTCTTGCTCACAATAATGAATCAGCTCAGGAAGCAACGCAGTATTATAAGGAGGAACGCAACACTGGCGGATCAACTGTTTGCCTCGGTGATCTTTCTTCATTTTAGCGGACATAGCCCTGCCAATATCTTCCAGACTACCGGGGAGGCAGTTAGCCCTAGCTTGGGTAGCTGTGCAGTAGAACTGTTCCAGCTTAAAGTTAATGCCTAACACATACCAGAAGATTAGGCGCTCAAAGGTAGCGTTATGCGCCCTTATGCTCCATTTGTAATTTCTGACAGCATCAGGGAATGGTTGATCCGGTGTCCAAGTCTGGACATCGCTAGTATCAAACGCATAAGACATGCACAACACCTCAGTGCTTCTGTCTTGCGCGTAATTATAAACCCCATGCTTCTTCAAGTCACAGGCGCTCTTTGTTTCAAAATCGATAAATAGCATGGCTAAAAAAGGCCCTTTCGGGCCTCCTCCTTAACTAGACTGAGCGCCTACGTCTACCAGACTCAGCTGGTACACCATCTTCATCTTTTTCTTCACCTTCCAAGCCCACCCAAGTAACCACTTCAAACACAGGAGTGTAAATCTTACCGTACGCTTTGTGCTGGTAAAATTCTTTCTTGAGATTGATGACTGGCACTGGCTTACCTTGATCTTCATCAACTTGCGTAGCAATTGCAACTGCAAGAGTCTGTACTGAACGCTTACCGCCTACCGAAGTAGTTGAGTAACGAACTTCCAAACCTTTGTCTTCACCGGACAAGCATTTTAAGCTCATGCCGACTTGGGTTTCCCATCCACGCTTACCGCCAGCAGGTGCAGCATCAAGTTCAGGCAATGGTTGAGTGATGCCCACCATCTTTTCACCTAAAACTTCACCTTCACCCCAGCAAATAAAGCCGTGAACAAAAGAGAACGGATTAACCGCCCATGTAGAATCAGACTCTACTTCAGATTCACCTGCACCAAACACCCAATGACCAGTACGATCCATTTTAAGGATTGCCGAGCCCGCAGTACCACCGACTTCCGTTTCTAAAGAACGAAGCGCAGATGATAGTGAAGTAACAGAAGGAAGGTTAGAACCAGAGAACGCAACTAAATTTGACATTTTAATATACCTTATTGAAGTTTAGTGAGGGCTACTTTTAATTGTTGCCCGATAAGTAACACAGCCGGACGAGGATCGTCCACATGTGCCATAGTGCTACCTGACGAGATAGAAATGGTTGATCCTTCTGGCAGGGGCTGTTTAAGCTTCTTGAGCTTCTTTTCAGCCTGTGCAGGAGAGATAAACGATGATTCCATCACATCAGATTCTGTTAAGCCAGTTGCAAGTAAAGCTTTCTTAGCCTCAACTTCATCTGACCATTTGCGTGTTGCACGTTTCGCAACAAGCTTGTAATTCGGTAAATCACGACCTGATTCTAGCATAGTGAACGCTAAAGCCCGCAAGTCTTTTATCCATTCTTCCAGAATCTCAGCGTTCTGAAGGTACGCATCTATAGTAGGCGCATCAATAGCATCTATCTTTACCTTCAGAGCGCGATCAACTGCACCTGTCATTAGTGGGCAGGTAGGCTTTGCTGCACACCATTTACAATGACTACCCTCACGGAGGGGCGCATCAATCTTAGCCGCGGCATTAACAGCACTTAACAGTTGCTGTTCAAACGCTTTGATGCGTTCTATCGTAGTGACCCAACGCTTAATCATTGGAGGCTGGATAATGATTAGCTCGACTTCTTGTACATCCTTAAACGCCCATTGCGCTTTCTCAGTCCTCATTGCCGCTGCCGCGTAGAACATTAGCTGTTCGTTTTCTATCGCCTCTACGATGACACCATTGCCAAACTTCCAATCCAATACAATAGCGCGGTTATCCAAACGACCAAGCAAATCACAGCTACCAAAAACGTCAGGAATGAAATCACCGAAACCGACTTCAACCTCGACTGCATAGTCCATACCAAATTCGGGATCAACTTCATTAAGCAACTCCAGTGCGACAGAATATTTGTCGTCAATTAGGTCTTGCGTCAGTATATCATTAGCAATAGGTTTTTTTCCATCCGCAAGCCATTCAGCAATGGTGTTATGAAGAAGTGTACCTTCTTCAGCGTAAGAGCTGGAAGGCTTTTCAGGTGCAGCATTACATAGTGCAACACTACCGGGGCAGTTGATAACACGTTTAGCAGTAGAACCGCCAACAATCTTTGAGTGTGCCATTAATTTATTCTCGTTTCGTTTAAAGTGAGTTCATTATTTCACAAAAAAATATATTGTACAAATCTTTTTTACAGTGGTAAGCTGTCACCTCACTAAACGAGAGATCAATATGCTAGAACGTGACATTGAAAAGCATTTCAAATGGGTAGTTGATGTACACGGAGGCAAGACCTTCAAGTTTACTTCACCTACCCAGCGAGGTGTAGCTGATCGGATTGCTTGTCTAGCAGATGGAAGCTGTTGGTTTGTCGAATTAAAAACAAAAGGCGGACGCTTATCGGAATTACAAAAATTATTTGCACAAGAAATGATAAGGCTTAATCAAAACTACGCCTGTCTTTGGACAGTCGAGCAGATTGATAATTGGGCCTTAGAGTATTTGGGGACTCACACTTAGGATAATGAAATGATAGATCAAGATATAGATTGGCTGTATGAACAAGTAGTAAAAGGTGGGTTTAAACGTCCAACTGACAAGCAGGAAGATGAATTTGATTACTTAGTCAGCCGTTACAAACGCATGAACGGCTTAACCACAGCTTCAGCTAGAACTAAGGCTTTTAAAGAGGTTATGGTATGACGACTAGGATGGTTGGAGGGGATCATTATTTGTTACCCATTCAACCCGTTGTTTACATCCATGCCAACAAATTACCGTACATGGAAGGTAACATCGTAAAGTACATCACGCGTCATCGAAGTAAGAATGGCGCAGAAGACATTAAAAAAATCATACACTACTGTGAACTAATCTTGGAGCTAGACTATGCACACAAAGACGCAACGTGACGAATTACAACGGCAAAGAAGCTTTGCCTACTACGACAAGAATCGAATCGCTATCAATGAGCGTGTCCGATTGAAACGCCTGAATACGCGCTTAAGTGTAGATGGTATCCGACCTATCGCGCAATTTAACATCACCAAGAAAGAAATACTAACGCTGATCGGTATTAAAGCCTTAACGCTCGACAAGATCGTCAAAGACGCGCGTTATTGTATGCCTAAGCACACCAGCACTCACATGGACGGAACAGTGCTGTATAACCGCGCTGAGATCATGGACTGGCTACCGTACATAAGAGAAGTCTGCGCGTTCATGTATAAACGTCCGGTCATTAAGATTACCGGAATGTCTGCACAGATCGTCCAGTTCATGCACCGCAGTAAGGACATGGAACTGTACTGCAATGAAGCTAGACGCAGAAAGATGGACGGGAGGATTAACAATGGCGCGAGATATTGATTACTCTTTAATTCTTCAAGTGCTTTACAGCAAAGGATATAGCCTTGCCGACATAGCAAGAAAAACAGGCGCAGCAATGAGTACCTTGTCCACGGTAAAGCAGGAAACTAAACCTGTACCTGTCGGCTGGCATGATGGTTGGGAGGGTATGGCAATGCAAGACTACTACCGTAAAGCGGTAGGTGAAACACCTCCCAGAGTGGGAGATTATATCGAGGTGAATGATGAGTAAAGAAAGAGAATTGTTAAGAAGAATATCAAGCCATAGTGGTACTAAAATGGATGCCCATTTTATTTACGAACTACAAGAACTCCTCGCCCAACCTGAGCAGACTGAGCCTCTTTTAGCAGAAACAAAGATTGAATGGTATGGGAAAGGGTTTAGACAAGGGGTCAATGAGTTTGCACCACCCAAACCCTTAACAGAAGATGTTATATATGCTCTTGATAAAGAAGGGATTGTTGAAAATATGGACGATCATCAAGTCAGATACGTCATTAGATGGATAAGAAGCGTAGAAAAAGCACACGGCATTAGAGGTGGGAAATGAGTAAAGAAAGAGAGCTACTTGAAAGATGGGTTAGTCAGTTTGGAAATTTACGCCATGATTTTAATCTTCTTACTGAAACCAAAGAACTCCTCGCCCAACCTGAGCAGACTGAGCAAGAGCCTAAGGGTTATGTAATTTACAAGCCCAAAGGTAGCAAGGAAGAAGAAATAATACCACTCTACACATCACCACCAAAACGTGAGCCATTAACATCAAAACTTATAAGTCTAGGTAATAATTGCCATGAGTCTTTTATAAAGGGTATTAGATTTGCAGAGAAAATGCACGGCATTGGAGGTGGGGAAGAATGAAAATGAAATATCCATTACCAAATGAAAACGCCCGCTGTCTTGGTAGCAACTGCGATAAGAAGCAAGACTGTCAGCGTCATCTTACTATTGAGATAGACACCAAAGATTACATGTGGCACATGGACGCAAAGAAAGAATTAAAAGAACTTGAGTGTACCCTATTTATAGATTGGCGCAACGCGCATGAATATGAACATTAAACCTAGAATTAAACGTGTAGGTAATATGTGGCTGTGCATTGGGCCTTATGAGATTAAAGGTTTTGGAAGCACTCCGTGTAAAGCCTACTTGAACTGGACAAGGCAATGGTTTTAAGACCGTATCAAGATGAGGCTGCGGACTTTCTGTATAGCCGTGATCGAGCGATGATTCTTGCGCCAGTTGGTGCTGGCAAGACGGCCATCACTTTAACCGCTATGCAGGCGATGATTCAGGACGGGCATGTTAAACGATTCTTAGTGCTTGCGCCTAAACGTGTGTGTACAGATGTTTGGAGGCAGGAAGGGCTTAAATGGTCGCCTAATCTATACATTGAAGTAGCTGTTGGTACAGCTAAGAACAGATTGGACGCTTTTAAGTGCAAAGCTAATGTCATCGTAACGAATTACGACAATCTGTTATGGCTTTGCCGTGAACATCCAGAGTTACTGAAATTTGACGGTATCGTTTTCGATGAATTGACACGTTTAAAGAACCCGTCAGGCTCACGCTTTAAAGCTTTGTTTAAAGTAATTGATCTGTTCAAGATACGTTGGGGTTTGACCGGATCGTTTACTAGCAATGGTTTAGAAGATGTGTTTGGGCAATGTAAAGTAGTAGACCAAACATTGCTAGGCAGAAGCAAAGGTGCTTTCTTAGAAAAGTATTTCGTACTGATGAATCGTGATTATGGAGAATGGGCGGCACGTTCTGATTCCTTACCTAAAATTATGAAAGCGATACGTCCAGCGACATATCTATTAGACGCAGGGGATTATACTGACTTAATGCCACCATTGCACATTGTTGAAGTGAAGTGCCAGATGGACTTGGAACTCTACAATACCATGAAGAAAGATTTTGTAGTGGAATTTCCTAGCGTGACAGCCGTTGCGGTTAATTCGGCAGTCGTAACAACCAAACTGCAACAAATGAGTTCAGGCTTTGTGTACCATACGACTACTACGCCTGCTAAGACTCCTGGGAAGTATGATTCATCTACTGAATCGATTTGGTTTTCCAGTCATAAATTCGATAGGCTAGAAGAATTACTTGCAGAAAATCAGCGAGACTGTACAATGATTTTTTACACCTACAAGGAGGAGTTAGCAGAACTGAAGCGCAGATACCCCCACGCGCAGACATTAGATGACCATAACGCTGTTGAGCGTTGGAATACGGGGCAGATTGAGTTGTTGTTGGCGCACCCTAAGAGCGCAGGGCATGGCCTGAATCTTCAGCATCATGGCAATAAGATAGTGTTCTTATCGCTGCCGTGGTCACGGGAGCTGTACGAACAGGCAATAGGGCGTATTCATAGGAGTGGTCAAAAGCGGGAAGTGTGGTGCTACGTCATGCTGACCGATAAAACGATAGACGAACGCATCTACTCTGTTTTGCAGGAGAAATGCACCTTATCAGAAATTGCAATCTTGGAGCTTTCAAAATGTTAAGTTGGAGAAAACTGAATGAAGTGTTATCAGATTTAGATGAAGAAGAAGTCGTAAAACTGTTGGAGAATGAAAAAATAGGTGCTAGGCGGGCGATGGTCATGATACGTCTACATCAACGCTTTTGCACCCTGAGAATGGCTAGGGAGCGCAATCAACTTTTTGGAGAAGGTCAATGATATTCTATAACTGTGTGGAAATCGAACAAAAACTGTATAACTCAAGAATACTGAATCTTGTACTAATGATTCTGCTGATTGTGTCGCTAATGTTTAATTTTAAAGACGCATTTTCTGCATCATTATATGCGCCAGATGGAACGTATCTAGGTGAAATGACAGCTAATCCGATGGCTTACAATTCGATTAGCAACCCCTTATCACAGTACGGATCGGAGTTTTCTAACACCAGTATCAATAATCCCTATTCACAGTATGGATCAGAACTGAGTAATCAAAGCCCGAATAACCCGTATGCGTCTACTCCAGAAGTAGATGCGCTTCCTTCGCTCTCCGAATAGTAAGTCCTTTCAATTCTTTACCTGCGGCTTTGTTCCATTTCTTAATTTCGGATGAAGCCGCCATCCAGTTACCCACATCAACTTGTTTCTTTAGTGTTGATTTAGAATAATTGCCAATGCCTAAGTTGTAGATAAAGTCAGCGATAGCCGCTAGTTTCTCAATGTTAGCCGTTGCCAGTATAGGGGAATACTTTACCGCTCGGTCAAGAACACTCATGGCGGTGACTAGCAGACATTCATCGGCTTTCTCTTGCGTCCAGCATACGCCTTGTTTTACTTCTGCCCCGGTGAAACCCCACCCCACTGTCCACACACCTGCCGGACACTTATAACTGGTAAGCTGACAGCCTTCTGACTCTTTAATTAGCTTGATTAATATCTCTAATGCAGACATTATTGCCCTCTTGAAGTTACATAAACGATAAAAGCAAATATAGCTGACACGCTAAAGACCACACCACCAAAGAAGCCCTTATTCGAGTTATTAGTTTTCTGTAACGCATCTAAAGCATCAAATATCTTATCTGAACGTCTTCGTGATTCTTCACGATCATCATTTAACTCTCTGCACAACCCATCTAATCTTTGTTCCACTTTAGCTACTCGGCAATTTAAGTCTGTCACGATTTAATCCTTTCAATAAACTTTTGGCACATTATAGCATATTGGGCTATTTGGTCTGCTCGGTAGGCTTCAGACTTGAGAAAGCTTGTAAGTTCGTCTGAAAGTTCGGTTCTATCTTCATCGGCTCTAGCAACTTCTGTGGTATCACTATCTTTTGCTTTGGGGCAACTACTACTTTTCCTGCTGTTGTCGTACATGCGCACAGACTTAAAACTATCGTGCTGGCTATTAATTGCCTTGATTGCTGAGACATTAGCGTCCTCCAATTCTTTATTAAGCTTTAAGGCTTCTTCGTGTGCCGTATCTGCTTCTTTAGTAAGAGTCGCTAGTTGTATGTCAGCTTCTCGGTTCATAGTAGAGATGCTTTCTGACAGCTCTCTAATTTCTGCTTGTGATACTTTATAGGCAAAGCCATACCCAGAAGCAAAACTTGCGATAATAATACCAACAAATAAGTATGGCATCAGTCTTTCAGTATCACGCCTAAGCCTCCAGCAACGCCACCAGCTAAAAGGAGTAATTGATCTACAGGCTTACCTAAGAAGATAAATATTGCCCCTACAAGCGCTGTAGCGGCCCAGATTAAACCTCGTTTGGTAGAGGCTTCAGACCATTCTATTTTCATAATATCAACCTTTGATTTTGTGCAATCCGTTGACTAGCTTGCACTGTTTCATTTCTAAAAGATTCAACCGCTGCCGATGTACTGCGTTGTTGCATAGAGTTCTCAATTGTCAGCATCGGTAGCCATGCAATTGCGCAACCTTTTTCATCAACCTTATCACCTGTATTTGGATTAGTACCAGCAAGTGTTGTGTACCATGCGCAACGGTGTATAGCACCATCTTTGACTTCTTCGCATTTGCTATTTAGCGGACATGTTAATACTGTTTTAATTTCCATTAGGTTTTACTGCATATAATCATATCAATATATCTTGGAGCCCAATTAGCAGCTCCAGCGTTTGCGGCGTTTGTACCTGCTGGTGTTCCCGCAGAGTTGGATGATATTGCGGCAGAGGCGACATCTGTACTACCCGGAGTGCTATAGTAAGTACCGCTAACCACATAGCCTGCCCCTGTGTAGCCCACATTGCGCATAACACCCCCATGCGCGTGACCTGAGTCTGTATGGGTATGGTTTCCCATAGCTGTACCTGTAAAAACGTGCGTATGCGAGGGGACTGTGTTATTTAAGATAGGTGAATCTGTACCTGCAACACCACCGCCAACAGTATTAACAACCCTGAGCATGCGGTTAGTGGCGTTATCAGTAATATCTTGTGTCCAGCCTGTTGGAGCCGCTGCTTGTGCAAAAGGCATCCTCGTGCCAGATGGAATTAAGGCTGCTAGTGCGGTTTGTACAATTAGAAATTCATCATACCTAACTGAATCGCCCGATGTAGTTCCAGCCGTAAGCCCGGTCAACTTAAAGTTACCCATAGGTAAGTTGGTTGTTGGAGGCGACTGGCCGTTACGCGTAACCGCATTGGATAAGCCATTAGCTAAATCGTTATTGGTGTTGTTATTAATAGTTGATGATATAGTTGTTCCGGTAACAACAGGATTGCCAGCCGGAAGGGTAAAAGTGCCAAAGCCATTGTACGGCATAGTTAATCCTTATTTTGAGTCAATGATAAAACAGCCGCCCTAGAAATAGTAGGCCCTGATTGTCTTAATGCGCGTATTATAGTATCTCTTTGGTCAGCAGGCATCATATCTAGCATCTTAATTGCATCTTCTGGTGATTCCATCCCTTTAGAAAGCTTAAGTTCTATAGCGCTTGCTAATTTCTTTTCTGCAATCCCTAACGCTTTATTTGTCGTTGATGTTGCCGCGTTAAGATAAGACGGTAGCTTCTGCATGAAAGTATTTTCATCCCACGCTTTCTTTAACGTACCTCTACCAGCTTCAGCTTGCTTTGTTAAGTCCATATCTCTTAATAACTTAGCGCGTGTAGCGTTAAGCTCTGCTAACCGAAAATCAGATAAAGGACTTAAATCAGTTTTTTCAAGTTCTGCTAAAAATGCAGCAGGGTTTTCTTTACCTGCATAAGGGTTAAGCTTATTCATAAGCTTTTCCATTATCTTCCCTTGATTAGCCGTGCTAGAAGCGTTAGCTACTTCTTCAGCTACTTTTTCAGGTATCAGTTTGCGCTCTGCGGTGCTTAAATCTTCAACGCCTTTAAAAACGCGTAACTGTTCAGCAAGCTTATCTAATCGAGGTTGAAGATCAGGGTTGGTTTTACCCAGCTCATCAAGCTTTAGCTTATTATCAGTTAAAAATGTTTCAGGATTTTTAGCCTTTAGCATCAAATGTTCTATACCTGAATTTAACGCTTCTTTAGCATCTGGATCGTTACCAAACGCTCTGTTAAAATCTGCTGCACCTGATTCAGAACTAAGGAACTGTTTAGCCGCATTTTCAGGTAAAGTCATAGGTCTACCTGAAACATTTTCTTTTGTTAATTTTCTAACTTCACCTTCTCTAAAAGGCTCATGCACTGTCTTTAGCCAGACTTTTTTAGCGTTGTCATAAGCGGCTAAAGCTTCATCTGAAACATTTGCTGAAATTGCTTTATTAACTTCAGTTTTTAAATTGTTAAGATTTGATATTAATGTATTGTCTGGCGATGCAGCCATCCGAGCATCACTAAGCGCAGCAGTAATACCCTTACTAACTTCATCTAAATCCTGCAATGAAGCTTGAGGAGGAATGGCTGGAGTAGCGCCAGTCATATACTTATTACCTGTTGCTAAATTAGTTACTTCACGCCCTTTAGTTGCAGGCGTTGATTGGAATACTTTAGTAATAGCATCTGCTATTTCAGGCTTAGTATCAGGATTAATAATGGATGCTAAATGGCCTTTAATATTTTCAGCCGCAGTTGCAACATTAGCAACATCAAATTTTTGAGGCGCTAAATCAAAAGCTTGAGCATATAAAGGTTTAACTGCATTTGAAGCGCCTTGTTCTAACGCATTTTTCTGTCCAGCTATTATTTCGCCATGAGGTACTTGAGATACGCCTTTAGTTGTTTTAGCTTCAAATCCACGCACTTGATTAGCTAACGACCTATCTATAACATCTTGACCTTGAGTTAATTGACCCGTTCTGTTAGCGATAACTCGGTTTTCATTAGCAAGCGCCTGTTGCATATCTGGAATGATAGCGTTGCCTGACTGCGCTCTTTCGATTTCTTGACGCGCTTGTTTGGCTAAATAAGGCTCACCGCGAGTGCTACTTGCTAATCCTTCAAGTGAAGCAAAAGCAGGTGTAGCTTTACCGTATGCTGCTTGAGCAGCAGTTAAATCTTGAGGTGCGTTAAGCAACGCTTCTCTAGTTGCAGGTAGGTTTTCCCCTAGCACTTGACGGGCTATTTTACCTGCGTTTACTTCAGCTAGTTTACCTTTTAATAGATCGTAAGCTTTAGTAGCGCCTGTACCTACTATAGCAGCACCATGAGGCATAATAGCACCTACAGCACCGCCTAAACCTATATCTTCAAGATTAGGATTAGTGAGCGCAGTAGAAACACCACCAGTAAGTCCTCCCCCCACTACCCCTCGTAAGATACTGGCAAGCTTTTCATTCTTACCAAAACCCCCCATTTCAGTTCCGTAGGTTTCTATAGACCTAGCTAACGCTTCAGGAGCTTTAAGCGTTCTTGCGCCTGTAGCTAATACCCCCCCAACAGGCGCTGTAATGGCGGTTTCGCCTGCAAGTTTTCCAACGCCATAAGAAGTTGCGTTAGGATTTTCTAAAGGTATTCCGGGCAAAGCAAACCGTTGTTCTTTATCAGTAATTAAGTCAGATAATTTTGTAGGCGGTAATGCGTCCGATACTGCATTACCTACATTTACAAATGGTGCAGCTAAACCCTGTCTAACGCCTGCAAGAGTATTATACCCACTATATAAATTTTCAAGATACTGCTTACCAACCTCACTTACATTTTTACGCAAATCTTCCACCATAGAAGGCTTCATCCCTTCAACTGGGGGGTTATCTTCCCATTCAGAAACAGGTGCATTTTCAGATTTAGAAGCTAAAGAATCTATTTTTCTATAGATATTTAATGATAGACTTTTATCCCCTAACTCAAACGCCCTTTCAGCATCTTTTTTCAACTCAATAATATCATCCACCATGTTTGGCCCTCAACTGTGCTAATTCGTCATCAGGGTTTACAGGTGCTACTGGAATTTCAGTTTTAGCTTTAGGTGCTACAGAGGGTAGCCTTTGAATCATATTAGCTTGTTGTTTAAATTTTAGTCTTTCAGGAAATATAGCTTCCCCTGTTCCAAATTTCTTACTCATCGTATTAAGTTGATCTTGTACTGCTTCATAAGATGAATCAGGGTTAGTTACCGTATCAAGCATATTTTGAAGTTCAAAATTACTATTTAATTGCCCTGCTGACATTCCAGTAGCAGTTTTAATATCTTGAATTATAGACTTACGGGCTTGTTCAATATTACTTATAGCAGTACCTGTTTCTGTACCAAGAAGCTGCCCTGTTGAAGTTTTAAGTTTAACTCCTAAAGCGTTGGCTATAGAACTTTCCTGATCTGATTTCATGCTTCCTAATGATTTTAGCTTATCATACTCACCTTTTAGATCGTACAAAGTAGACTGAAAGCTTTCTTGACCTTTGGCTTGTTCATCAATCTTAGCTTGCTCTTTTACAGCCCTTGCTTCAGCTTTAGGCTCCGCCCCGCTTGTACCGTAAACTTCTCGTGTAAGCGTATTCATTTTAATCATCTTAGTAGGATCATTAGGGTCAATTATTTCAACTATAGAACCTTGAGGCGCTTGCCGCTCCGGTCTATTAGCTTGAATCATTGCTTGAATACTGCGTTGAGTTTCTAATCTATCGGCTGCCATTTGTTCGTTAGACAATATCCTTTCAGTTTGTAAATCTATACGGGCTGCAATATCGTCAAGTTGTTTTTGCTTTGCAGCTTCTCTAGTCGCTTGATGCTCCTTAATCGTCATGTATGCGCCAGCTTCAGTAGGTATGATACCTGCTGCATTAGACATAGCCGTAGCTTGCTGCGCTTGAGGCAAAGTTTCAAAATTAGCTAATGGTGGTTGTTGCATTGGTACAGCAGGGGTGCCTTGAGGTTTATCTATAATCCCTAAAGCGCCGCCTATTCTACTAAATACTGAAGGTTTTTGTGCAGGTGTGCCTGCGGCCTCAAGTTCTTGTTGAGTCGCTGGGATACCTAGCCCTTGTTTAGCTGAAATAACATCTTTCAGACGTTGAGTTCGTAAACCTTTAAGTTCATCTTCTGCTTGGTTTTCTTTATACGCGCCTATGCCTTGTTTAAGCACAGCAGATAGCTGTTGCGCTACCGTAGGAGCAACGTACCAATCACCAATCATGTGTCCGGTAGACGGGATTTCAGTTTCTCTTAGTTTACGCGCTAAATCTCTACTTTGTTGCGCACCTAGAATTTCATCTTCATATATACCAGCCATTAGAATAGCCCCTTTAAGCCTTTAAAAGCTGATCCCGCATAATTACCTATAGCGTTCCCACCTGAAATTATTTTATCAGTCATAGGCTTTACATTAGCGTACGATTTAGCGCCCATCATTCCACCTAAAGCCTTGTCCATTCCACCGCTTTGGTAATCGTCATAGATTTTAGTTGCTTTATCTATCTTATCGAAAATATTATCTTTATGCTCACGATCTTGGCTAAACATTTTACTAACCGTATCACCTATCTGACTACCTGCACTATTCGGTACATTAACAGGCATATTTTGGTCATTACCTGAATAATTCTGCAATGCAGCCCCTAGCATTTGGGGAGATAATTGATTAAGGTCTTGCTGCGGTGCATTCATCTGAGGCATCGGTTGTTGTTCAGCTAATCCAGTAGGGCTAAATATAGGATTTGGCATAGCTACTGGCGCAGGTTGCATGTAAGGGTTAGGTGAGATCATGTTAAGATACCCTTCTTATAAGAGGTAAAAGTGTGCTATATAAATAGATGTGTCTGACATTGCCAGTATTAATCACATCTTGTTCTCTAGGATAAAATTCAACCGCATCAAAGTGTTGATACCCGCAATCGTTCTTTATCTGGCGCATATCATCCCATGATAACCCGTCAGTCTTATCGAGCTTTTCAATATCCAAACGGATAGTATTCTGGTCTAAAAAAGCCAAGACTTTATACTGATCTGATTCCCAAGCACCGATGCTTGGTTCAAAAAAGCAAGATAGGAAATGACCTTCAAGCCGTTGCATCAAAAAGCGCCTATTACTGATCCAGCAGCGCCTATAGCCGCCGCATTAGCTTGACCTGCCGCTGCCGATTGAGCGTTGTACATCCCTTGATTGAATTGGCCTTGTGCAGTTACCGCGCCTAACATATCAGGGCCTTGTGTTGCATGAAGCGCTGCTGGATTAGATACGCCTACTTGGGGCATCTGAGCTACTTGCATTTGCTGGCCTGAACGAATGGCATTAAGCGTGTTTAAAGGGTCTTGACGTAGCACTTGCTGTTCAGCAATTTGTTGCTGGCGTGTGCCTAATCCTTGAGCATATTGCTGTTGAGCACCTTGTTGACCTTGTAGATAAGCTTGATTTCTAGCAGATTCATACGCTTGTTGTTGTTGATTTCCAGCGTTCAACATAGCGTTATTGTAAGCTTCAGAACCTTGCGTAATACCTTGATTAGCTAATCTATTAGCTAACTGAGCATTAGATTGTTGAAATTGAGGGTCAAGATACTGAGCCGCATTTTGATACGCTGCATTGCTGGCTTGTTGTTGAATTTGACCGGGGGATTGAAGGGCTTGATTTTGAGAAAAATCCAAAGGGTTATCCATTGAATTTTGAACATACCCGACACCCGTCTGAGCAATATTGCCTAATGTTTGGTTGAGTGCTTGATTTTGGTCATAAAGCGCCTGTTGTGCAGGGCTTAACTTCATGGTTTGCGTCCATTGATTTAATGGATCACCTTGTGGAGTTGTGCCTACTTGTTGCCTAGTATAGTTTACAGTGCCATAAGGCGTGACCTGATTGGTCATCGATCCATATTGGGCTATTTGTGCTTGCGAAGCGTTGCCTGCGGCAGTAGCGTTAGCTGCACCTGCGTAATCAGGGGCTGCTGGAGGTTTAGGTTGTTCAGCCATGTTTTAATGTCCTGTGAATTTCAACATAAAAACTGGGTCGCCAGAATTTAAGCTAGTATATCAAAAATATCGTGTTTGCAATACTTATTTCAAATATCGACACTGTTCTTTAGTCATTGTCATTAAACATAAATCGCCATCAGGCGCGCCATCTTTAATAGTTGCTTCGAGAATAAACCCAAAATGTTTAGACACTCGCAACGATTTTACATTTGTACTAGGTGTAGGCGCTATCAATTTATGTAGCCCTAACTCCACAAAAGGGTAGTGAAAGGCGTACCACATTGCTTCTTTAGTAAACCAACCTTTTAAGGCAACGTGCATCTGCATACTCTTGCCGTTATAGCAATTATAACCAGTAGCGCAGGTTATCTCACCATTTGATTCTGTAGCGATATACACCATATTTGTAAAGCTGTACTCGTTTCCATTAGCTTCACTAAACCATTTTCCTATGCGTTCTTGGTCATCGGTAATGATTCGGATCATCTACTGCCTTCAACTAATTGACCGTTTGGCAAAGTTATAAATGTATTTTTACGTTCTTCATTAGCAAAATAATCAGCTAAATCTTTAGTTGATCTATTTTGTAAATTCAGCTCAGAAGGCTGGAAATTCCATCTATCTTTACCACCAGATTGCCATTGGCCTCCTTGCATATCAGGAGCTGAATAAGATGATCCGCTACTAAATGTTTTATGGTTAGGCATTTTAAATTCATCAGTTAAGTGCATCCCTGAACCTTGTGCAGACGCATAAGGCGCAGGGGCTTGAGGCTGGCCATATTTAGCCAAATACGCTTGCATATCGTAGCCTTCATTATTATTTTCAGGCATTTGGCGTAACATTTGAGCTAATCTAACAGCATCCATTACAGCACACTCCCCGGTTCAAATACATAAGTGGTAGAATAATACCTTATATCGGTAATGGCGCTCGATGTCTTAATTCGGTACGATCCGTAATACCCTAGCCCACTAGCCATACTCCATTGCCTGTAAGGGTAAATATCACTTGACCCCCAAACATCAGTATCCCATACCCCTGTATCCCAGACGGTAGAGTGCGTTTCAACATTTGCGTTAGGTGCATTACTAGAAGTTACAAAATCAAAATCAAGATTTAATAAGGTTGAGTATCCAAATGCGCCGTTTGACCCCATTGAAACCGATGCCATTGTCCAGCGCTTAATTCGATTGCCAAACCCAAAAGTACTAAAAGCAGGTAATAGGTCAGTAATAACTGGAACGCCATTATCAGCTTGCGTATCCCACGCTTTACAGACTTTTCCTGCTGTGCCAAAATATAGATTCTCATTAGCAAAGTACCAACAGTATGCAGGTATATTAGTCCATCTTGACCAAGCACCTGAGATAGTGTTCATAACGTACTGATAACTAACAGTACTGCTAACAGGTATATTGACCAAAAGCATGTTTTGAGGGGGGTAAAGAAGCAAATCCCAATTAGCGTTATCTTTATAATTTGTCGTATCTGAAGCTATTTGATTCTGAATTTTATCAGTAATCATCAAGTGCGTATTAACACGGCTAGACATCAAAGACTTAGATAAAGGTATCAAACCATCTTTATTGAGGAACATGACATCCCCACCATATTTACAGGTACAGCGCATACCAACAGGTGAACCGACTAAATAAACGCCTACTAACGCCCATTCCGCAGCAGTAGCGGGGTCAGTACCTTTATAGATTGCTATTTGACCTGCTGAAGTAATGACTACAAAATAGTCATCCATCCCGTAGCCTGCATCCAATGACCAAGTATCAATCTTGGTAATATGACCACCATATTCAAAGATAGGCCCGAAATCAAATACTGTGGCTGCGCCAGATATAGCGTCTGTCGCTAAGTACCAGCACTTCATGGTTTGTGTTTGGATAAACCAGTTACGCCTTTTATGCGTATGAATATCAATTAAACTGGTCGTTGCAACGCCCGTAATAGCGTAGGGGGTAGATACAGCCGTAACGGTGTACCATGTCGTACCGTTATAGATACGCATAGAATCTGTACCATTAGCCGCAAGAAGAAACCCCCCTCCGGAGTTAGCAAATTGCACATGTTGCCATCTAGCGCTAGATAACCCTGTAATAACGGGTGATCCTACCGCGCCTGCCGTAGTTACATCATAAATTTTACCCGTGCTAGTAGCCGCAAATAACTGTTCCGTTCCACTGGCACTATCATAATCGATTATGGACGTAACATCGCCATTAAGCCCTGTAGCCCAATCTGAATACCCTTTACGAACTTTTAGCTCGGTAGGTGTACAAAACCAATTATCAATGATAACCGCATCTGTAGGCTTCATTTCAGCTAATGGATCGCGCGCGTTCCATCCGCCAGTAGGTGCGGTTACAGTGACCGTTCTAGCATTTTGCCTTCTTGGTTGTAGCATTTATCAGCCCCTAAGAAGTAGTATTGCCATACCCAGTGTCAGGTATGTTGTTCTGAGTAAGCAGTATATTTGGATAACGTGGGCTGAGAGATAAGGTATCAGCGCCTGATTCAGATGCCTTCCATTTATCTAATTCACGGGTATAATCTTGAAGTACAGCCGTTGTATCAAAGCCTTTAATTTCAAATAACTTAAGCTTAGTACCTAGAGTTAAAACGCGATCTGGAAACCTACTCGTATCTGTATCAGCGGTAAATTTAGTTTTTAAAACGCCATTTAGGTCATAAACCCACGCATTAGAAACGTATTCAAACCCTAATACAAGTGTTGCCGCTGGCATCGGCCAGAGCGTAAATCGATCCCCCATCATGCGGAAACGCATACGCGGGCCAGTTGTTACATAACTAGCTTTAAGCCATTGCCATTCTTGGGCATCTTTAGGCCCTATAATTGACCATCGATTAGACTTATTATATTGAGTCTTATCCACCATACGCGCATAATCGCTAGGCATAGAATACTTAGCCTGACCAAACGTAATAGTGATTCCGGTAGCTGTTTGAGTAGAAGGGATAGTCATTACAGCAGTTGTAGTACCTACAGACGTTAGAAAGCTGTCTTGTTGGATACCTGTGCCTGAAGCCATAAAATCAGTAGTCAAACCCACTACTGAACTTAGGTTAGAGATTGTTGTTGAGTCTGCGGTTACATCGCCAGTATATTGGTAGTAAACCGTTTCAAAACGGTACTCAGAAGCTAAAGTCTGCCAATCCCTATCAGTTGATAGGGTATCGCCAGTTCTGTTCATCAGCGCCATTATTTGAAGCACTTGAGGATCATAGGAAGTAGCTACTGCGTTAGGGACAACCAACCCTAGTTCTAAACAGACATCTTGCACGTTTGATAATAGGGTTGCCATATTTTAAATCCTATGAAGTTGGAGCGTCTACAGCAAAATCAATTTCAGTCGGTTCAGAACTTTTGCGTGTGCGTTGTTTAGCTGCTGGCGCTATATTCATAGAACTCATTAATTGCTTCATTTGTTCTTGAAGTTCTGCAATCTGTTCGTTTTGTTGACCGATTATAACATCTGCATCAACTTTACCCCTATTTAAAAAGGATTGAGCCTTAACTCTTAATTGCGTACCCCCCATCATTCTAGCAAAAGCTGAATCAGGCGCGCTGGCAACTTGTTCGATATATCTAAAACCTTGATAAGCTAATTCATGTCGCAATGTTTCGGCTATTTCTACCCATTCGGCCATTGGAGTGCCTTTTATATCTTTAAGCCCTTTATAGGCTTCCCATTGTCTTGCAAAGCGTCTTTTATGTTGGTCGTCAGCTATAGTGTCTATGGCTAATGATTTATCACCGGGAACTCCAACTCTTATAAAATCGTGTTCTTCGTTTTCATAAATACCTACATAGAAAGAAACATCTAAGTACGCATCACCGCCAGTATCACCAACGTAAGAAATTCCATCGCTCATTTTAAATCCTCGAAAAATTAGGGGGTAATGGCTATTACCCCCTTTACTTCTATTTTATACTACTTGACCTTGATGGAATGGGCGGTTAATTTGAATCAACGCCAAGCCAGAAGAAGGTGTACCAGTAGTAGTACTAACTTTAGCATTAAGAATTTGCTCACCATTGACGGCTGCATCATCTACAGAGCCGGGAGTTGCAGCTAAAGCAAAAACGTCAGCGCCAACAGTCATAGCGTTAGGCGCTTTTACAGCAGCGATACCAGCAATTTGATACCAGCCGTATTGTGAAGCTACGTTAATAGACATCGCAACAGCAACAGAGCCTACACCGCCAGTAGCAGGAGCTAACGCAGTAGTACCTAAATAGCTATCATAATCGACCAATGAACCTACAACAGTAGACGCAATGCCTTTTAGATAGATGAATTCACCAGCACCGTAAGATACATCTTCAGCACGAACGATAGTGCCTAAAAGATGATTCTGAGTAGTGTCAGTTACTGAGATAGGCTGAGGGCCTATCAGGGGATCAGTAATTTTATAAGCCATTAGATTTAAACCTTATAGAGTTGAGAAAGTAGCGTTGAATTGAGCGCCAGAACAAGTTAATGCTCCTGAGAAGCCCATCAAACGAACGATTGCATCTTGGTTGACCGCTTGACGATCTCCACCGATAGGTACAAAGTTACGATCTTTGTGAGGACGGAAATAAACATATTTAGTGTTTATGAAGTCCATACGAGTAGCAGTTTGATTACCACCGATACCACCGCCCAATACTACGTCAGCAGAACCAGCACCACCATAGAATTTCAATGCGCTAAAACCCGCAGCACCTAATTTATCATCAGTGATACGTTGGATAGCTTGTAAAGAAGACAAGTAAACAGAGTAAGCAGTTGACCCAGCATAGATTAAATCTACATGGTCAGTTCCACGAACTACAGACAAAGCAACAGTGTTCATGCTGTTTTGAATGTTAGCAGCAGTAGCAACACCGCCAGCCAAAGTAGTAGATGTGAACGCACCGTTACGCCAGAAAGTCCAAGTAGCTCTATCAATACCACCGTAAGTACCTGAAGTAGGCGTAGTGCTTATCATAGCTGACAAACCAACTAAGTTTTTACCAGCATTACCAGTTCCATCAGTATGTAAATCAGTATCGATTTTGTTACGCAAGCGCGCTTCAGCAATCTCAACACGAGTTGCAAGCAACTCAATCATTTGCTCTTTACCACTGTTTTGTAACATTTCAGGGCCTGAAATAGTTACCGCATCAGCGTAATGCTTCAGAGTAAACTGAGCAGCACTGATAGGACTATCAGGTGAGATGTTAATAGTTTCATAACCGGAGTATGAAGAAGCGTAGTTAGTGTTAGGATCGTTGTAGAACAATTCTTGTAAAATTGTTGAACCCCCAGAAATAGTTTTGATATTTCCACGTTCTGACAATCTCATCAATAAAGCGTTGTTGTTAGACAAGTTGTTTTGAGCCGATTTAGTACGCGACTCAATAGTTGTAGCGATAATATCGCTGATTGCACTGTTGGCGAAAGCCATAATAGTAACCCTCTAAAAAATTATAAACCGTGTAAGCGCATAGCTTGACGTACGGCATCTTCAGTTGATGCAGGCATAACTGAGCGAGTCACTCCAGCAGGAGCGCCTTTTACAGATACGGCTGCGGCCTTTGCAGCTTGAGCTGCTTGATTTGCCTGAACTAGATTCTGCCGATTCACGCCACTTTGCTGTTGAGCTACCGTTTTGTTGAAAATATTATCATCTAATCGTATGGCTTTCGCATAAGCATCATCCAAATCATTTGCAAATCCACGTTCTAGCAGGTCGGCCATCGTAGCTTGCACATCTGTAAAATGTTCATGTGATTGTGCAAATTCATCAATCGTAGACTGAATTTGTACATCCTCTTGGCTTTGTCTAAAGTTTTGAGAGGCTTGCAACTGACTTTGGGTATACTCCAGTTGCGATTTTAAATTGTGCATATTCGGATCGTATGGCACACCGGCTAGTGAGTTCATGTCGATCTGATAATCATGTGCTAACTTTTGTAACATTTCCGCTTTTTCTTGGTAAGTACCCATTCTAAGCGTGTGTTCGGTTTTGAGTAAGTTAGTGAACGCTACATCTGGCGTTACTCCTAAATTACTCATGTAATCTTTATACGGTGAAATGGCTCTATCTATAGTTTTAGCATAGTTAGCCGCTTCCTTGTATTGTTCAATTCCTTTATGAAATTGATCCTGCCGTTCGATTATATACTTCTGTGCTTCTTCAGGCAACTTTTCCATCACCTTTGCTGCATCAGCCTTCCACGATTTCCACGGAGAGCGTTCTGGAGATACCGCTTCAACTTCTTTAACTTCTTCAACTTCTTCTGGAGCTTCTAGCTTATCAAACTCCTTTTCAATAATATCATGGGTTGTTTCAGGTTCACTTGACTCAGCTACTTCTTCTACTACTTCGCTTGAGTCGTCAAGCATTGTATCTTCACTCATTTCTTAATCCTTAGTTAAATTTTTCGGCTATTTCTCTACGCAAAGAGTCTTTTTTACGTTTTTCCGCAAAATGGTCTACTTTTTGTTCTGTACTATCATTACCCACTTCACGCACATTATGAGTTATCAAATGCTTGCGGTGGTGGCTTCTGCTAGAAATCATTTCCCCTGTCACCATAGACTTATAGGGTTTTATGTCCTCAAATACGGCTGGTGCAGAAAGTACCCGAATAGTGATCTCGCCACAACATTCAGGTAACTTATCCCAATCGGCTAACTTGCGGAAAATATCTTGATGTTCTCCGCAGGTTCTACATTTGACTTCGTACAAAGGCATTAAAGATCATCCTCCGTCCATTCAATAACTAAGTATAATGACGCTCCAGCAGGTACAGCCGCGCCAGCAAAATTAAAAGCTATTGATTGAGCCACACCGCGTAATACTGGTGCTTTATCGTTACGGTTGCCAAATGTAAATTCTCTTACTGTTCCAGCTCCAGCAGGCGTAGCTCCAGCAGGTAAATATACTTTAGAGGCTTCTAAAGTTACACCTGTTCCTAATGCTGAAGGATTAGCCGTATATAAAGCTAAAGTAGCTGTAGCGGCGGCATCTGAAGTATCTGAAGGTGTTGCTACAGGCGCAGTTGAAGTACCTCCAGTATTAGCTGTAGTTCGTTTAGTAAGGTATAGATCGTAAATTGAGGCCGCTGTAGCTGTACCTAATATACCTGCTCTAGTTACACGGATAGTTTTAGTGGCTGAACCGTTTAAAACCAATACGTCAGTAGCCGTAGCTACAGGCGTTATATCAATAGCAGTATACCTAAAAGTAGGTTTAGGGCTATTGATACTGACGGCTAATAGTGTACCGTCAGCCCCTGCTGATTGTGGTGCGCCCCCGTTAGAAGCGCCTGTTATTAGTGCTGATCCTGCCATTTGATTTGCCTATAAAAGTAACATTATTGATTCTTCATCGTCTAATTCATCTTGAATTAAACGGTCTATTTCAGCTTGAAGCGCCGCCGCTTGCGCTTGCATAACCATTTCTTGAAGCTTAGCTATATTAGCTTCTTCAGCAGCTTTATTTTCAACTACTAAGCTAGTATTTACTACTTTAGCTTCTGCGACTATAGCTTTACCTTCACCAGTAATTTTAGCTATAGCATTAGCTATATCATCTTCAACTTCTTTGCGTAAGTCTTTATATACTTTAGTTTTTGCCTTTCCTATTCCCCCTTTAACAAAACTTATTGGCGGATTTTGCACATAGGTCAATGTTGCATCGTTGCCAACAAAAATATAACTTCCTGTAGCGCAAGTTAGCGCATAACTTACTTTTGCAGCAGGCGCATCTGGTAATGATGCCCACGGTGCTGAAGCAAATGACCCAAATCCAAAAACCATTAGTAGCTAGGATACCACTTCAAAGTGGCAGCATCATACGTCATAATCAATGCTTTACTGACCACAGTAGTTGTAACCAAAGCTATATTCCCTGCCGTAGTTGTAGACCATACCCCCGTTGGAATAATCGTAATCTGCCCACCTGTTGTTGCTATGCCCGTAGGCGGTGTGATGGTTGCAATGCTGATATTACCTGATACAAACACAATGCTGGTTGTAGGCGCAATGGTTGTAGCACTGGCTATGGTCGGTGCTACTTGACC